CTAATGGCAATATTACTGACGGAACTGATATTGTTGTAAGTGCAGGTGATGATATAACTTTTACAGATACAAGTAAGATTTTGTTAGGTGATGATGATGATTTACAAATATATCATAATGGTACAAACGCAGTAATTGATAATGGTACAAATAATTTACTAATACAAACAGCATCACAAACTATAATAAGTTCAGATGCAACTGATAATCAATTAACATTATCGCACAGCACAGGAAACTGGTTTGCAAAAGCGACAAACAGCAATACGTTAATTATAGGTAGCGAAAGTAATGCTACAGACAATATAACATTAGATACTACAAATGGCGGAAGTGCAACCTTTGCTGGAAACGTAGGAATAGGAGGAACACCAAGTACATTTGCTAATTTTACAAATGTTACAATTCAAGGCGGTTCAAGTGGTTCTAATCTTGACTTTAAAAACTCAAGTGGAACAAGGGTAAGTGCAATAGTAACAACTGCAAGTAATGAATTAATTATTGAAACTGGTACTGCACAACCTATGATATTTAAAACTAACGATACAGAAAGAATGCGTATAACATCTGGGGCAAGAATTAATATGGATGTAATGGCAGGGCAAGCGTCTGAAGGTGTTATTCGTATTGGTAGATATGATGCAAATACAAGCAGATATAATGAAATACAAAATTATGTTACATCAAGTGCTGCAGGTAGTTATATGAATTTAAGTGTTCATAGTGGTACTGAAAATGTAGTTACAGATGTAATGACTTTATTAGGTTCTGGAAACGTAGGAATTGGTGGTTCTCCTGATTCACCTTTACATCTTTCACAAGCAGCAGCAAACACTTTCTTTAAAATGGAAGCATATGCAAGTACACAAGGTGCTGATGCAGGAATCAATGTAGCTCGTGAATTAACTTCAGGGAGCAGTTCCAATTTAAGTTTTTGGACAAACACGGGTAGTGCATTAACACAAAAATTAATAATAGACAGTTCTGGAAACGTAGGAATTAATGATACTAATCCAAATACAGCAAATTTAAGTATAAAAGGACAGAGTACAGGCGTTAGTGCTAATTACCCTATGCTTAAGTTATTAGGGCAAAATACAAGTTCAGATGGATTACACATAACTACAACTGGAACAGGTAATAACTATTATGCTATAAAAGTGGCTACTGGTGCTGATTCAAGTGCTTTTGCTGTAACAAACGCAGCAAACGTAGGAATCGGAGCGACTAATCCTTTTGCAAAACTTGAAGTTACAGGTAATTTATCAAATAATTGGGCAGGAAGATTTGAAAACACTAATTCAATTGGTTATGGAATTTTAGCAAAAATAAATTCAACAGATTCAAGTGATTATATATTTCAAGCAAGAACAGGAAGTACAAATGTAATGACTATTTTAGGTGACGGCAACGTAGGAATTGGAACGATTTCGCCACAAGAAAAATTACATATTGTAAATGCTGCAAATGCAAGTGTAGATAATTTTATGCTTGAATTACAAAATACAACAACTGTAGCTGATTCAAGGTCAGGAATATTATTTTCCACTAATAGTGGCACGGGGTCAAGTAGGGCAGGGGTGCGCAATACAAGGTTCAAATAATGGAATTGATGGGACTGGTCATTTACTTTTTGGTAGTGTTAACAGCAATACTTTTTCAGAAAAAATGCGTATAGACAGTTCTGGAAATGTAGCGATTGGTTTTACTGGCACTAATAATTACAAATTTTATATTAATGATGGAGTTAATAGAGGAACAAGTGATGCACAAATACATATTAATGGCAATGGTTATAGTGGGTTTCATTATCTTGATGGTACAGGTTATCATATACAACAAAATTCAAATTATCGTTCTTTAATATTAATTTCTGGAACAAGTGGAGGAGTAAAATTAACTGCAGGAGCAACTTCTTGGGTTTCTAATTCTGATGAAAGTTTAAAAGAAAATATTAAACCTTTAGAAGATATATTAGATAAAATACAAGATTATAGGTGTATTGAATATAATTTAATTGATGATGAAACAAAAGACAAAAAAATAGGTTTTATTGCTCAAGATTGGGTGGATGATTTTCCAGCCATAGTAGATAAAGATAATGATGGTTTATTAGGTATGAAATATACTGAAACAATACCTGTTTTATTAAAAGCAATACAAGAACTAAAAGCAGAAATAGAAATATTAAAAAACAAATGTAATTGTAAATAATTATATTTGTATATAACTATAAATTAAATAAAAATGTCAAAAATTAGTAAAGAAGAATTAGAATCATTAAAAGAATCAGAAAAGAAGTTTGCTGCTATAAAGCACGACTTAGGTACTTTAGAAGTACAGAAACACGGCTTATTACACGCCTTTGCACAATTGCAAGAAGAAAGTAATAAAGAGAAAAAAGAACTAGAGGACAAGTATGGTAAAATAAACATCAACTTAGAGGATGGTTCTTACGAAGAAATAAAAGAAGAAACTAAATAATATTATGGATTTTGCAGATATGAAGATTTATACTTTAAACTCAATGGCTTTTCTAGTTACAATGACCGAAGTAGAAACTTGGTTAAAGATAATTCTTCTTGTCTGTACTATCGTTTATACAGTAATGAAAACTAAAAAGCTATGAGAAAAATAGACAAGCTTATAGTTCATTGTTCAGCTACACCAGAACACAAGGAGTTTGATGTAGAGGACATAACAGAATGGCACGTTACAGGAAATGGGTGGTCAGATTGTGGTTACCATTATGTCATTACTCTTAGTGGTGAGATACAAGATGCTAGACCAGAAAGAAAGATAGGTGCTCATTGTAAAGGTCACAATAGAAATTCTATAGGTATTTGTTACATAGGAGGTATGGATAGAACTATGGACAAATGGATAGATACTAGAACACCTGAGCAAAAAGAATCATTAGAGCAATTATTAAAAGATTTAAAACAGAAGTATCCTGAAGCTAAAATATATGGACATAAAGATTTTACTAATAAGAAAGTATGTCCTTGTTTTGATGCTAAGGAAGAATATAAAAATATAAGTAATGGGAATAGAGAATAAAAAAGTTAATGTAGATATTGACGGAGATGGCAAACCTGATTTAAACTTAGACCTAAAAACCATTATAATGGTAGTAGGAGGGATTATTAGCTTAACTATGACTTACTCTACCCTTACTAAACAAATAGAGCTTAATAAGCAAGAAATAGAGGTTGCTAAAAAGCTACCTCCTGCACAGTCATTAGAAGTTATTAAGCAAAGAATAGAGTTTCTTGAAGGACAAATAGAAGCTAAAGATAAACGATTAGATAAGATAGAAGATAAAATATATAAAAGATGAACAAGTTAATTGAGTTTGTCTTTATGATAGTAATCATATTAGTAATTGGCTCATTTACTGTTTTACCTTTAAATTAAAACTATGGAAACTATAAAACATTTATTAGGAATTTGTGGCGAAAGTCATATAAACATTTACACAGTAATTTTATCAGTAATTATTTTAAAATACATTTATGAAAAATATACTAGCAAAACTATTTGGAGGAGCAGCAGGAGGAGTAGCAGAGAAGATATCTAACATCATAGCTAAACATACTTTCTCAAAAGAAGATAGAGCAAAGTTTGAAAATGAGATGACTAAGGTGTTAATAGATGCAGAAGCTGATATGCAACAAAACGTAACAGAGCGTTGGAAAACTGATATGTCTAGTGATAGTTTTTTAAGCAAGAATGTAAGACCTTTAGTATTAATCTTTTTAGTTGTATCTACTGTACTTATGGTGTTTATAGATGCAGGTGTTATTTCGTTTGAAGTTAAAGAAAGTTGGATTGATTTGTTACAGTTAGTGCTTATAACAGTCATAGGAGCTTATTTCGGTGGTCGTAGTTATGAGAAAATAAAAAAGTAATGGCTAAAACAATTAATATAAGCTCGTATAGAAGCAAATCAAAGAAACGTAAAGGAATACATGCTAAAAGTAAAATGAGTACCTTAAAAGGCTCTAAAAACTATTTTAAAAAATATAAAGGTCAAGGTAAATAATTTTTTTATATATTTACTGCACACTTGCAAAACCTAATAAAGTTGGACGTTGCTTGGATCGGGTAATTAATTTTTCTTTTCTTTTTGCTGGCTTTTTCTTTTCTTTTTTCTTTTTACCCTTTTTCTTTTTTCTTTTCTTTTATTATAATTTAAATTTATATATTAGCTAATATGAGAAAAATATCACGTAAAGGACTTGTGAAAAAGTTAGATACAATTTTTTCAATATTTATTAGATTAAGAAAAGCTAATGAGTTAGGTGAAGTTAGCTGCTATACATGTGGTAAAAAAGATCATTATAAAAAAATGCAATGTGGTCATTTTATGTCAAGAAAACATTATTCAACACGTTGGGAAGAATTAAATTGCCAAGTACAGTGTTATTCATGTAATGTAATGAGGTATGGAGAACAATATAAATATGGACTTCAGTTAAAAAAAGAATATGGTGAATATTTACCAGATAAATTATTAACAATGTCAAGAAGTGTAGTTAAATTCTCAAATGATGATTTAAACGAAATGATAAATAGATATGAACATTATGTTGATTTATTGAAAAAAGAATTATATTTGTAGGATAATTACCGCTAGGTAGTTTGTTTCCTAACTGTTTTGTTTAATTAAGGGGTAAATTAATTTTTATCCCTTTTTTATTATATCATTTTTTTTTATATATTTGTATAGAACAAAAAAAACAGTTTTATGGAATATCAATTAGCAGCAATACTAGCTCTTAGAAAAAAAGTAGAAGATTTACAAAATCAAGTTGAAGAATTAACAATTAAACTTGAGAAGTCACAACAAGATAATTTATTAAATACTTAACAATGGAAACAAATATTTACCATAAGCTTTATAAGCTTCAATCCGAGATTGGTACGGTTAGCAAAGATGTAAGAAATCCTTTTTACAAAAGCAAATATTTTGATATTAATTCTCTTATAGGACAATTACAACCTTTATTAGAAAAACACAAATTAGTATTAATTCAACCTATAACAGATAATCAAGTAAGAAGTGTTATAGTTGATTTAGATGGTGGTAGTGTTGAATCAAGTATGAAATTACCTGATATTCAAGACCCACAGAAAATAGGTTCAGCAATAACTTATTATAGAAGATATACATTAACATCATTACTTGGATTACAAGCTGAAGATGATGATGCTAATTCGACTGTAGGTTATAAATATCAACCAAAAAAACAATATAATTCAAATAATAATAATCCTTTAAGTAATATATTAAAATAAAAATTATGGCTTCAATACAAACAATAAGTATAGATCTTACAAAAATCGATAAATCAAAGATAGTAAATGACAAATATCTTAACATAACTGTAACACAAAATAATGAGACTAATAAATATGGTCAAAATGTTACTGTTACACATAATCAAACAAAAGAAGAAAGAGAAAATAAAACACCTAAAATTTACTTAGGTAACGGTAAAACAGTTTGGAATGACGGTACTGTTGTAAATGCTGAAAGAGTTGAAAATATAAATAATTCAGAACAAAACAAAAGTAGAGAAGAAATAGATATATTTTAATGTTAGCTAATTTAGATCATTTAGAAAAAAAGATCTTAGATGTAAAATACGGTAGAATTAAACAAGGTTTAAAGGTTGATGTTCCTGAGATAGATGAGCATATAAGATTTAAACAAAATAACTTTAATTTAATTCTTGGCCACGCTAACGTGGGAAAAACTACAGTTATTTTATATTTAATGTTATTATATACAATAAAGCATAACGTTAGATGGTTAATATTTTCCGCTGAAAATACTTCACAATCAATAGCTAGAAAAATATTAGAATTTAAAACAGGTAAAATAGTAAATAATGTTGCTGATAAAGATATACAAAAAACATTAGATTGGTTTAATGATTTCTTTAAAATTATAGAAGTAGATGATTTATATAATTACAAGGAACTTTTAGACGAGGCCAAAAGGATAAAGCAATATTTTAATTATGATGGTTTTTTAATAGACCCTTATAATAGTTTAGTAAAAGACAGAAACATATTGAGAGGTATAAATACTCATGAATATGATTATCAAGTAGCAAGTGAATTTAGGTTATTTTGTAAACATCAAAACGTTTCAATATGGTTAAATGCACACGCTGTAACCGAAGCATTGCGTAAAATACACATAAAAGAGCATGATTATGCAGGGTTACCAATTCCACCAAGTTTAGCTGATGTAGAAGGTGGAGGTAAATGGGGTAATAGAGCTGATGATGTTTTTACTATTCATAGATATATACAACATCCTACAGATTGGATGGTTAGTGAAATACATGTTAGAAAAATAAAAGAAGTAGAAACAGGTGGAAGACCTACTCCTATAGAGCAACCAGTTAAATTACGAATGACAAAAAATAATATCGGTTTTGAATTTGCTGGAGTTAATATATTGCATTGTAATAATAACGACGTAAAAGATATATTAAAATTTTAGTTATATTTACATGTGTCACATTGGTTAGAGATTATTGCTAAAGATCACAAAGAATGGATTAAGATAATAAATTCATTTGGCGAATACGATTATGCAGAAGACATTGTACAAGAAATGTATTTAATATTACATAAGTATGCTGATCCTAATAAAATAATAACCAACGGAAAAGCAAATAGAGGTTATGTTTTTTTTACATTAAAGACAACCTACTATCAATATTATAATGCTAAGCATAAAGTTAAAAAAGTAAGCATAGATGATTACAATATAAAGTATGAAGATACAATTGAAGAGCAATTAGCTTACGATAAAATATGTCAATTAATAGATAATGAAATAGAAGATTGGCATTGGTATGATAAAAAACTTTTTAAGCTGTATAGAGATACTGATATGAGTATAAGAAAAATAGCTAAAGAAACACAAATAAGTTGGGTAAGTATATTTAATACATTAAAAAATTGCAAAAATAAAATAAAAAATAAATACGATAAAGATTGGCAAGAATACAAAAAAAAATAATTATGAAACAACCTAAAGACAAAAGAACAAAAGCGTATAAAGACTGGAAAAAAAAATTTGATTTAGAAAACGAAAATAAATCAGAAGGATTTGGTGATACTATAGAAAAAATAACAGTTATGACTGGTATTAAAAAAGTTGCTAAGTTTATAGCTGGAGAAGATTGTGGATGTGATGAAAGAAAAGATAAATTAAATAAAGTACTACCATATCACAAACCTAAATGTTTGAATGAATTAGAATATAATTTTCTTGAAAATTGGTTTTCTGATAGAAGATTGACTATTACACCTGAAAAACAACAAAAACTTTTAGATATATATAATAGAGTATTTAACACTAAAAGAAAACTAACATCATGTAACTCTTGTGTAAAAGAAGTTATAATTGATCTTGAAAAATTATTTAAAACTTATTTATAATGGATTTACTTAGGAAACAAATCTACGAATTACATTTTAATGAAATAGGACAAACTTTAAAACAACAGTTTGAAAAAACAAAAGGAGCAAAAAGAAAAAAAATATCTAATTTAATTAAGAATATAAATGAGATGTATATGTATACAAATCATTTAGAAAAACAACTCATGATGAGTGAGTTTAGAGAGTCTTCATTAATATCTGATAAAATTAGAGCAGTTAAAAGAGCGAGGAAAGCAGAAGATAAAATATAAAATATTTCTAAATAATTTTTTTGTTAATAAAATGTTTATTATATTAGCCTATATAATAAATAAAAAAACAAAATTATGTCAGAACCAATTAGCAATGAAATATTTGAAACATTCAGAATTCACGAAAGAGTAAGAGAACAAAGAAAAGCTATTAAGCTTCTTGTCAACCAAGGGTATGTTATATTAGATTTAGAAAATAATATAATAAATAAAAACAATTATAATAAATCAGAAAATAAATAACAAAATGGTTATATTTTACTTAGATAAAGCTTTATACATAAAGCATAGTTATATTCCAGGTTTTTCGAAAACTTATTATGATCCGCCATCTGATCCTGATATTTCAATAGAAGATATATTTTTAAATGAAGAAAGTATATATGATTTAATGGGAGACAAACAATTACAAGAAATAGAACAATTACTTTATAATGAATATACTGAAGAAAGCAGATAAAATAGTTAACGAAAGATTAGAAGAAAAAGAAAGAAATTATGGTCCTTTTTCTGAAGGAATGAAACGTGCCGCTATGATAGCTAGTGGTTGTACAGGTAAAAAAATAACTACTAAAGACATGTACATGTGTATGATAGCTTTAAAATTATCTAGAGAATCATACAATCACAAAGAAGATAATTTATTAGATGCTGTTGCTTATATAGGTGCGTTAAATAACTACGAAAATGAAAAATAAAAAAGGAATAGTAGGTGTTGTTAGTAATCCTGTTAGAAGTTTAAATAGTCATAACGGAGGTTGGACATTAGTTTTAAAAAGTATTTTAGATGCTGATATACTAACTGAAAAAGATGATTGGAATAAATACGAAGAACTAATATTGTCTGAAGGAATTAATTATAAAGAGGGAAAATTTAATTTTTTTGGAGGAGTTCAAGATTCTTTTTATATAAGATTAAATAAGTTAAATGATTTCAAAGGGAAAGTATATTGTATTAATGAAATGATAGACTACAATGTTGTTTGTAAAAAAAGAAAAGAATTAAAAGGTTTAAGTTGTAATAAATTACCTGAAATACTATACACAAAAAAACATAATAACAAATTAATATTAGGAGATAGTCATAGTGTTTCTGTTTATAGACCTGGTTATTCTATACATAGAATAGACGGTAAAACTTTAAATGGTTTTTTAAAAATAGGATTACATAATTTTATTAAAAAAGACACTAGTGAATTGGTTTTTTATGCAGGAAATATAGATGTTAGATTTCATATACATAGGTTTGGAGGTAGGAAAGCTGTAGTAGATTTAATTAGAGAATTATTTGTACAGTTACAGAAATTAAATTTAAATAAAATAACTTTAGTTTCTTTGTTGCCTATAGAAGATGAATCAAGAAAAATACCTGGAACTGGTTTATATAAAGATAAACCTTTTTTTGGCACTAAAGAAGAAAGAACTTATTATGTTAATGAATTTAATGCTTTACTAAAAAGAGGAGCGAATCATTATAATTATAATTTAATAGAATGGGATTTTAATTATGAAGATGGCCTTTCTTTTGATGAAATGGAATCACGACAATCTGTTCATTTAAAGCCAAAATCTTATAAATACATAAAACAATTATGTTAGATCAATTTAAAGATTATTATAATAAAGCACATAAAATGCAACAGCTTAAATTTCAAGGGTTTAATTGGAAAGAACAAGATGTTGATGATGATTTAGTTTGGAACATACCTATATATGATGTAGTTAATAGAAGGTTTGCAGCATTTAGTAGTTTGTTAGAAGCAATAAAAGCAAAAGAAGATCCAAAAAATAATAGTGTTTATTTTAGAAGTAGTAGAGACAATATTAAAGATGTTGATTTCATTAAAATGTGTTATTTATTTAGATTGTGTGGTTCAGGCATTAATTATATACCTAAAGATAATTGTGGTTCTCCTTTTGGTACTCATGGCTTTGGTAATTTTTGGGTTGTAAATGAATTAAATAAAGGTTTAGTTGACTGTAATAATTGGATTAATATCATGCCTGAAAAAAAATTTTGTGACGTAAAAGGTTATTTGTTACCAATGATAAAAGGTGGGTTATATAATTTTATACAGAATGAAAGTAAAGATTTAATGATTAATTTAATAAATTATATTAAACAACCTAATATAAAAGGTATTAAGGATGTTGTTGACTATGGCAACGATTGGTTAATTAACAAAGGTTATAAAAGACAAAACTTCGTATTAACTGCTTTTTCTATGGACATGGCAGAATATTATCCTAATTTAGTGAATAGAGACAGTGATGTTTATGTTGGCTCTAATGCTAAAAAATGTTTAAAGATGATATTACCTAACAAAAAAACAAATGATGCATTACGTTATTTGTGTGATATAACAGGTGGTTATTCTAAACCTTATGACATGGAAGATGTTGCTTGTGACTTTATTAGGTATATAGAAAATTTTCAAAGCAAACATCATATAGAAAAAAACAATGGAATAAAATATTATAATAATGTTCTTAAATAAACAGAAAGATAAAGAAAATAATGATTTAAAAAACATAAGTTTAGATTATTATTTAGAATTAACAAAGCATTTTAAATCTTCTTTTGATGATTTTATTGTAAAAAAAGTAAATGGATTTAATGTTATAGATGAATCTCTTGGTTGTGAGGTGGGTTATAAAGCTAGATCTGGAGAATTTTTTATGAAACAGTTAGTTGGTTTAGGAGTGAAAGAAATAGTATATGTTCAGCCAAGGAGAGGTTTTGCTGGAATAAGTTTATCTTGGTTATGTAATAAGTATTCTATAGATTTAACTTTAGTTATGCCTTCTTCAAAAGAAATAAGTGATCATCAAGCTTTATGTATAGAACTAGGAGCTAAACCTTTATTTGCGAGAATAGCAGCTATGCCTAATGCAAATAGATTAGCTAGATTATATGCTGAAAAAACAAACGCTTATTTTGTGCCTTTAGGTTTAAACCATCCTTTTGTTATTGCAGGAGGAGTTAAATGTTTTTATGATTTTTTTAAGGACAAGGAGAAACCTAAAACAATGTGGTCTGTAATATCTACTGGAGTTTTGACTAGAACAATGCAGATTGCTTTACCTGATACTAATTTTAAAGCAGTTGCTGTTGCTAGAAACATACAACAAGGTGAATTAGGTGTTGCAGAATTTTATTCTTATCATAAACCTTTTAATAGTAAATCTGATTTAGTTCCTAGTGATTTCAACTGTGAAGATTCATACGATTCTAAGGGCTGGGACTATTTAAATAAATATGGAAATAAAGATGATTGGTTTTTTTCTGTAGCGGGTAATGCTAGAAAACCTAATATTGAAAAAAAATTAGTAAATTCGTATAGAGATTGGAATGACTTAAAGGACTTTAAACAGTATGGTATTTAACAGAGCACAGGAAGCATTTGAATTTTATTATGATTTAATATCTAGAACAGGTATTAATTTTGATAATACTAAAGCATTATTTAACATAGGTTTTAATATATTAAATCCATTGGAAAATAATATAAAAACTAAGTGGAGAAATTTTTCAAATAAATATGCTAAAAGAGAGTGGGACTGGTATTTATCAGGAAATCCTAATGCAGAAGAAATATCTAGATATGCTCCTACCTGGAAGAATATGATGGATGAAAAAGGTAATGTTAGATCTAATTATGGTTGGCAATGGAAAAGGAATGATCAGTTAAATAAAACAATAGATATATTAAAAAGAAATAAAAATACTAGGCAAGCAGCCATATCTATTTATGATGGTAAAGAAATACAAACTTACAGTAAAGATACTCCTTGTACATATGCTATAAATTTCACTATAATAAACAATAAATTAAACATGTCGGTATTAATGAGATCTAATGATTTATGGTACGGATTTTGTAATGATCAATATTGTTTTAGTAAATTACAAGAATTAATTTGTAAAGAATTAAAAGTTAATATTGGTAGCTACTATCATTTTGTAAATAATTTACATATATATAATAATTTTTTAAATAAAAACAATGAAACTAAACAATGAATTTAAACCAATTAGAGATTGGGCAGAACAAAAAGGTATTTTAAATGAAGGTGATTCAAGAACACAGTATGTTAAATTACAAGAAGAATCTGGTGAATTAGCAAAAGCTTTACTTAATAATGATCAAGATGAGATAATAGATGCTATAGGTGATATGGTTGTAGTGTTAACTAACTTAGCAGAACTAAGAAACGTTAAAATAGAAGATTGTATAAACTCAGCTTATGATGTAATTAAAAATAGAACTGGTAAAATGATAAATGGAACGTTTGTAAAAAATAATTAGTATGAGAGTAGTAACTAAAAAATCAACATGGAAACATATAACATTTATGACACCTAAGATAGCTTTTATGGATTGGGCAAAAGATGGTGTAGAGGTAAACGTAAAAGATGAAGTGTTTCAGTTTAAAACAAAAAATGAACTTCATGCTTTACATATTAGTTTAAATGGTTCTTTTCATGGTGATGATACTTGTTACATTACTGTTAATGAATTAAAAAGTATACATAACAAAAGTAAAAGGAAAGAAAAGATACAACTATTAAATGGTGATGTATACGATAAAGATAAGTTACTAGAGAAAATGTATGATGATTCTTTTTACTACGGAGAGCTTGGTAAATATGCATTGAGTTCTTCTGCTATAAAGTCATTGATAGATTCCCCTAAGAGTTATGCTAGATCTCTAAACTTTAAATCAGATAGTAAAGCATTTAAAACTGGTAGATTAATTCATTTAGCAGCATTAGAGCCTGAAAAGTTAGATTCGTTATGCCATGTTGTAGAAGTAAAATCAGCAGTAACTAAAGCATATAAAGATAAAGTAAAAGAAGTAGGGAGTGATCAATTTGTATATACAAGAAGAGAATATGATAAAGCTATGTATACTGTAGATGCATTACTTCAAAATGATATATGGCAAGAATTAACTAGAGATGCTATGTTCGAACAACCTGGTTTTGATATATTACAAGGTTATCCGTTTAGAGCTAAAGCAGATATATTAGGAGGTGATTATGTTGCAGATCTAAAAACAACTTCAGATTTAAAAGCTTTTCCTTGGTCTGCTAAAAAATATGGTTATGATGTTCAAGTGTATATTTATTGTGAACTATTTAAAGTTAATTATGAGAACTTTTTCTTTTTTGTTATAGATAAATCAACTGGAGATTTAGGTCATTATAATGTTAGCGAAGAGTTTTATTTATCAGGTAAAGATAAAGTAGAGTATGGTTTAAAAGTATTTGAACAATATTTTGTAAAAAAAAAACTCGAACTAAATGAATATATAATAAAAGGAACTTTGTGAATGAAGATGATATTAAAAAACAATATTACCTCATGTCAATGCATGATTATAAAAGTGGAACTCCTTTATCTAAATTAAAAAAAATATTAAAGCTTTACGAAGAAACTGAAATGTACGAACAATGTTCTGGTATATTTAAAGCGATACAAGAAATAGAAATAAAAGAATTAATTAAAATAAGCAAACTAATAAGAAATAAAAATGGAAGACTTGATAACGAGATGTAAAAAAATAGTGAATAATGAATTAGGAGTAAATGTAGAAAATCCTACTAGAAAAAGAAAGTATGCGGAAGCAAGAGGATTGTATTATACACTTCTTAAAAACTCAACAAATCTTAGTTTAAACAATATAGGAGAATCAGTAAATAAAGACCACTCTACAGTATTGTACTCTTTAAGACAATTCCCTATGTGGATGAAACATGATAAGATGTTAAAGTTTGCATATGACAAAGCAAAGACAAAAGTAAAAGACATAAAAGATATAACCGAAGAAGATGATCACATAAAGCTAAAACAAAAGTGTGTCAAACTTAACTTTGAAATATTTGAACTAAAAGAACATATAAAAAGTTTTGAATTAAAAGAACAAAATAGAAAAATAACAAACGATAGATTAATAGATTTATTAAATAAAATACCTGAAGATAAAGAAGATATGATGATTGATAGATTAGAAAAGATACTTGCTATGTATTAACAAAAGTTATATTTTTTTATTGTACTATTGAATAATCAATTTTTTTCAAACTATGAATACAAGAGGAGGCAAAAGAGAAGGTGCAGGAAGAAAATCTAAAAGTGAGGAGATAGAACTTATTGAGAAGTTAAAACCATTAGAAGAAAAAGCGTATAAAGCTTTAGAAGCTGGTATTGATACCGGTGATTTTAAATATGTACAATTGTTTTATCATTATTATGCAGGTAAGCCAAGAGAAACTAAAGACATTACTTTAAATTCAGAGCAACCAATATTTGAGATTTAATGGATTTTGTAGTAACAACTGCAATTAAAAAACTATATAAGTTAGATAAGAGAATAAAAGTAGTTTGCGGAGGTACTTCTGCAGGTAAAACTTTTGGTATAATTCCTATATTAATAGACAAAGCAATTAAGAATCCTAATTTAGAGATTAGTATAGTTTCTGAGAGTATACCACACTTAAGAAGAGGAGCATTAAAAGATTTTTTAAAAATCATGATGTTATTGAACAGATATACTGATGTTCAGTTTAACAAGTCTACTTTAAAATATAATTTCACCAACGGTAGTTATATTGAGTTTTTTAGTACAGACATGCCAGATAAATTAAGAGGAGCAAGGAGAACAGACTTGTATATAAATGAATGTAATAATATACCTTTTGATGCGTACCAACAGTTGATGGTTAGAACTAGTGATAATATATGGTTAGATTATAATCCCACTAGCTCATTCTGGGTTGATAGAGAAGTTTTAAATGGACAAGATGTAGATTTTATCACGTTAACTTATAAAGACAATGAGGCATTGCCTGAAACAATTGTTAAAGAAATAGAATCAGCAAGAGTTAAAGCAAGCAAAAGTAATTATTGGAAAAACTGGTGGAAAGTATATGGATTAGGACAATTAGGAAGTTTAGAAGGAGTATGCATACCTGATTGGAAAGAAATACAATTACCAGATGAAGCAAGAATACTTTGTTACGGTATGGATTTTGGATATAGTAACGACCCTACATCTGTTGTAGCTATGTATAAATATAATGATAGTTATATATTTGACGAGATTATTTATAAGAAAGGTTTATTAAATAGAGATATAAGTAATTTATTAAAAACATATAATGTTAGTGATGTTATTTATGCAGACAGTGCAGAACCTAAATCTATAGCTGAATTAAATCACTACGGACATATAGTATATCCTGTTAAAAAAGGAAGAGATAGTATTAACTATGGTTTAAATCTTATAAATCAAAACAAGATCTTTATTACATCTAGAAGTAAGAACTTAATAAACGAATTAAGAAACTACATATGGATGACTGACAAACAAGGAAATGTATTAAATAAACCTATAGACGCTTATAACCATGCTATAGATGCTTTACGTTATTCTATAACATCTCAATTACAAGATCCTAATAAAGGAGAATACCATATTTGGTAAAAAAGTATAAAAATATTTTTTTGTTAATAAAATGTTTATTATATTAGCTGTATATTAATACTAAAACAAAACAAAATGAAAAAAATATATTTAAAAGTAGTTGGTATCTACTCAAATGGAGTACAAGGTGTTGTTTATATTGATGACATAAACATAGCTAGAAATCTTATCCAACAAGTAGGAGATGGTTTTATTGCTACACCAGATGGTATTAAAATACAATAGTAAAATAATTAAAAACAAAACAAAATGAAAGATATAGATATATTAAAAAAAGATATTAAAGCTCTTAAAAAGCATTACAAAGAATGTAACACAAACAACACTATTTATTTAAGACCTGTTCTTAAAAATCAAATAGAAGGTTTAAAGGAAACAATCTTTAATTTAGAAGTTCAACAATTTAAAGATTTTATATAATGATAAAGAAATTCTTACAACAAGACCCAAACAACTGGAAATGGCTAATTAGCTTTTATGTTATAGCATTAGCTTTAACTATAATTTTAACAATAAAAATATGAGAGAGTTTGGAAAACTAATAAAAGATCTATTTAATCCTAAAGAAAAAAATGTTTTTTGGATTAGAGTAACTAAGCAATTTAATAGTCATAAAGAAAGAGAAGAATTTATATATGCTACTTTAGAGTTATTGAGCAATGAAACTATGGTAAATGAGATACAGGAATAACGACGATTGGGTTAATGATAAATCATTTACTGAAATGAAATGGTGTTGGGAAAACAATATAAAAGCCTATCCAATACCAGAAATTGATACATATAAATCATCTACAGGTAGAAGAAAAAACTATGTTAAAGTAGAAATAAACTGTGATGGAAAATTATTAATAGGTAAACAACAATACAAACAAGAGCAAGAACTAACAGAAGCCATACAGAAAGTTTATGCTCATTACTACGCAAGAAGATTCGGAAATAAATTAATGTAATCTCTTTTATACAATATTGATAAAACTTTATTGTATAGATATGAAACTAGACATTTATGCACCAAGTTCTTTAGATGAAATAACTTTAGAACAATATCAAAAATTTCATAAAATATCTAACGGTAAAGAAACAAATAACTTTATTAACCAAAAGATGATTGAGATATTTTGTAATATAGATCTAAAGGATATAATAAAAGTAAAATATACTAGTCTAAATAAGATCTTAAAACATATAGATAACTTATTTAAGCAAAAATCTAAATTTACAAATACATTTAATTTAAATGGTATAAAGTATGGTTTTATTCCTAAGTTAGATGAAATGACTTTTGGAGAGTATATAGACTTAGATAATTATTTTAGTAAATGGGAAACCATGGATAAAGCAATGTCTATATTATACAGACCAATTACACACAAAGACAAAGATAAGTATATTATAGAAAAATATAAAGGTGTAAATATAGATATGAGACAAATGCCATTGTCTATAGTTATGTCAACCATTATTTTTTTTTACAGTTTAAGCAAGGACTTATCGATAAATACCCTGAAATATTTAGTGAGTCAGAAGGACAATACACTAGTGAGTCAAACTTTTCAAACAAGTGGGGTTGGTATCAATCTATATATGGAATTAGTCGAGGAGACATTACAAGATTTGACGAAGTCACCAGTTGCTCCTTACACGAGTGTCTAATGTATTTAGCATTCGAAAAAGATAAATTAGAATTAGAATCAAAAAGAATAAAATCAAAATTTAAATAATGAAAGGATTTTATAATATAACAACAAAAATAAAAGAAACACTACAGTCAGAGCCATTTGTTAATACAGTAACATTTGGAAATATAGATGATGTAGATTTAAATAAACAAAATATTTTTCCTTTATCTCATATAATAGTTAATAATAGTTCTATAAATGATAAAACAATAAATTTTAATATAAGTGTTTTATTTATGGACATTGTCGATGAGAGTAAAAAAGAAGAGGTAACTAAGTTTATGGGAAATGATAATGAGCAAGACGTTTTAAATACACAACTTGCTGTAGCTGCTAGGTTAACTAGTTTATTAAAAAGAGGTACTTTATATAGTGAACTATATCAGTTAGAAGGAGATGTTTCTTGTGAACCTTTTGTTGATAGATTTGAGAATAAATTAGCTGGATGGACTGCTACATTTAATGTAATAATACAAAACGATATGACTATTTGCTAATGGACTTTAAACAAACAAAGGACATATTAAACAAATTTGCAAAGTATGTGATACAACAATCTCGTACTAATTTAACTAAGGGCAAAAAAAATAGTTCTAAAAAGCTTTATGATAGCTTAGATTTTAAATTTAAACCTGTAACGAATGGAATAGGTATAAATTTTTTAATGGAAGAGTATGGTGTCTATCAAGATAAGGGAGTTAGAGGAGCTAATGCTCATTATGCAGATAGTGCAACAGCTAATAGTCCTTTTAGTTATAAAACTAATTCTAAAATACCACCAATTAAATCATTAGCAGATTGGGCTAAAAAAAGAAATATAAGATTAAGAGATGAAAAAGGTAGATTTGCAAAAGGTAATTATAATACAATAGGATTTTTAATAGCAAGAAGTATAAAAGATAAAGGTATAAGAGCAAGTTTATTTTTTACAAAACCATTTGAAAAAGCATATAAAGATTTACCAACAGATTTAGTTAAAGGATTTATAAACGATATAGAAAACGCAATAGAATGAGTACAATAATAAATGCAAGAAGTCCATATTATATAAAAGTAGCTCCTGCAACTGGAACACTTACCTCAGCTTCAATGAGCTTATATATATATTCTGGAACTTTTACAACAGACAAACCTGGTTCACCACAGTACACTATAAGTAAAGATATCATAGGAACTAATAATTATGTAATATATGAAATAACAGAACTTATTAGAGATTATCTAAACACAGAGTATGCTAGTTTTGCTACAGACGGAGTGTGGGTAGAAGCAGATATAACATTAACTAAAACATCAGGAAGTGAAACACAGAATTTGGATTATCTATCTTTTGATGGTTATGGCTATTTTGAAGATGGTGTAAATCCTAGAACTTTAACAGACCCAGTAAACACCTTAATAGATTCAACAACTACAGGTACGACCACAGCTTATAAACTAATAGATAGTGGACAGACATTCTTAACAAGCGTACAAATAGGAGATACAGTTTTTAATGATACAGATACAACACAAACAACAATAACAGCTATAGATAGTGATACGCAGCTTTCAATTAAAAATGATATAATGACTACAGGAGTGGATTACAGAATAGTAGGTACTCCAAATTATACTCCTCAATATTTACAATCAAATACTAAGATATATTTCAAACAAGGTACTGATATAGTATTTCCTGTATTTGCAGAAGCAGCTCCTTTGATTGAGCTTGACCCAGGTGGAGGAGCCGATGTGTTTTGGGAACAAGTAGAAGATTTCTGGAACTTATATGACGTTGGTTGGGGAAGTACAATAAATGATATACAAGTAAATGATTCAACTGATTCTACACAAAAGATTATATATATAAGAATAAGCCCTACAACATCTCTAGTAAGTGGAGATACAATAACAATAACAAGCTCGGTAGGAACATCACAAGTAACAACCATTACACTAGAAGCAGTATGTGAACCTAAATTCCAAGAGCTACAAGTAATCTTTTATAACAAATTTGGAGCATTACAGATTATGCCTTTCTATAAAAAGTCAGTAGATAGTATAAATACTAAATCTGATAATTACAAAAGAAACTTAATGGACTTCACAAACGACCCAACATATAATACTGAGAAACATCAAATAAGACAGTTTCACGTCACAGGTAAAGAATCTATAAATATTAACACTGGTTTTATAGATGAGAGTTTTAACGAGGTTATAAAACAAATGATGCTAAGTGAACAAGTGTGGGTAGATAATGGTACAGAAGTACTACCAGTTAGCTTAAACACATCTAATTTAAGATTTAAAAAATCAGTAAATGATAGATTGATTAATTACACAGTAGATTTCCAATATGCGTTTAATAAAATAAATGATATTAGATAATGCAGAATATTCAGCTATATATTGAAGGCAATAGAATGGATATGTTCAAAGATGAATCTGTTTCGTTAACCCAGACAATTCAAAATGTAAGAGACATAGGTAAGATATTTACAAACTTTACTAAGACCTTTTCACTACCTGCATCTAAAGACAATAATAAGATATTTAAGCATTATTACAATTATGATATAGTCAATGGATTCGATGCAAGAATAAAGAAGAACTCCACTATAGAACTCAACTATCTACCATTTGAAAAAGGTAAGATAAAACTAGAAGGAGTAGATATGAAGAATAATAAGCCATATGCTTATAGAATTACTTTCTTTGGAAACACAGTAGATTTAAAAGATTTATTAGGAGAAGATAACTTAGATGCTTTAACGTGGCTAAATAACTTTACTATAGATTATGATGCTACTGAAGTATTGTTAAGATTGCAATCAGGTTATGATAAAGTAGTTGATAGTGTTACTTACTCAGATTCTATTATAGCTCCTTTAATATCACATTCACAAAGATTGTATTATGATTCTACAACACACGTTGCAGATACTCCTAACTTAGCATATCATACTGGAGGAGGTACTCACCATCACGGAGTATTGTGGTCTGATTTAAAATATGGAATAAGAGTACACTTAATTATAAAAGCAATAGAAAACGAATATGGATTAAGTTTTTCTACAGATTTTTTCAATACAACAAATGATAGGTATCACAATCTATATTTATGGATGCAAAGAAAAAAAGGGAATCTAATACAAGACGACCAAACCTTTACTTCACAAGTTACTGGCTTTGCAGCTACTCCAAGTCCTGTTTACGTATCTAGCGATATACTAGGACAAACATTAACAGTGGAAAGAAAAATTACTAATATTAGTTTAACCACACTGATGAGTGATACTTCTGTAACGTATGATGTACTTATATTTAGAAACGGTAATTTATTTTCTTCTGTTGTTGGAATAACTGGAAACCAAACTGCTTTAGATATGATTTTTATAGGTTCTTTAGAAGATGGTAATTTAACTGTTTTTGTTAGAAGTAATAGTTCTGTGACCTTTAATACATTTACTTTAGGATTTGATGATATATCAACACCTGCAGAACCTAATGAACAAACAATATCAGCAACTAATATATCAATAGTACAAATTATACAATTCCAACCTACTCAAAATGTACCTGAAATTAAGGTTATAGATTTCATTACAGGACTATTCCGTATGTTCAATCTAACTGCATTTACACAAGATGATGGTACTATCAAAGTAGAAACTTTAGATAACTTCTATGCATCAGGTACGAGCTATGTTATAGATGATTACGTTGATATGGAACAAAGTCAGGTTGATTTAGCTTTACCATATAAAGAAATATCATTTAGTTTTAAAAGTACTAAATCATTATTGGCATCAGTATTTAATCAAATAAACAACCGTGAATGGGGGTCTTTAAATTATGATAATAGTGAAGCACTTGACGGAGGTATATATAAGATAGAAGTACCTTTTGAACATATGCAATATGAGAGATTAACAGATGGTACAGGTGGAACTATTAAGAACGTACAGGTAGGATATATGATTGATGAAAACTTAGACCCAATAAAAGGAGAACCATTATTGTTTTATGCAATATATAATAACTCTAGTCCACAAACTATATCTTTCTTGCCAGATGCTTCTAATGAAACAGAAGTCCCTGAATCAAGTTATACAGGTTATTATATACCAAGTAATTCAGTAGCATTAGATTCTAGCACAGACGATACTGCTTTACACTTTGGATTAGAAACAAACGAATGGCAACCTAGCGGTAACTTCTCTGGTACTTTATTTGAGGATTTATATAAAACTTATATAGAGGATGTATTTAATATAAAGAGAAGATTAACTAAAATAAATGCTTTTTTACCATTGAAGATATTAAGAAACTATACTCTTGCAGATAGATTTATAGTAAGAAATAGAAGTTACAAAATAAATAGCATAACAACAAATTTAAAAACAGGAGAAAGTCAACTTGAATTATTAAACGAGGTATGATAGAGAATATATTAGAATTATTGCAAGAAGCGAAAGGAGAAACTGAAAACATTAGAATAGCACAAGGGAAATATAAGTTTCCTGAAAGTTTAAAAGAAACATTTGCTCAATTTAAAAAAGAAATAGCATGGAAAAAATTACAATAGATCTTATTGCTAAAACAGATAAAGCTGTTAAAGAGGTAGAAGAATTAAAAAAAGAAATACAAGAACTTAACAAACAAGTTGAAAAAGGCAATAAAGATACTAAAGATGGTTTAAAAGGTGTTGAAAAAGCTTCTGAAAAAACAGCAGGAGGCGTACAAAAAATAGGAGGTGCGTTAAAGGCAGCTGGTATTGGATTAGCTATTGCAGCATTTGCTAAGTTTACAGAAGTATTAAATGAAAATCAAAAAGTTACTGATTTTTTCTCGATTACTTTTGAAACTCTTTCAATAGCATTTAATGATTTCTTTAATTTTATTAATAAAAATTCAAGTATAATAATTGATACTTTTAAAAGTTTATTTAGTGATCCTGTACAAACTATTAAAGATTTTGGAAATTCAATATATGAAGGATTAGTAGTTAGATTTGAACAATTTAAAGAAACTTTAGGTTTTGTAGCTAAAGGTATAGGAGAATTATTTAAAGGTAACTTTTCTGATGCTATAGATAGTTTTAAACAAGCAGGTAAAGAAAGTATTGATATAATCACAGGACAAGATGAGAGTTTTGAAAAGGTAAAAAATACTATTATTGATTACACTAAAGAAACAATTTCGTCTGCTAAATCTATTGTTGAATTAAACAAAAGTGCAGAAAAAGCAAGGGTTATAAATCAAGGTTTAATTGAAGAATATGACAGGCAAGCTGAACAACAAAGACAATTAAGAGATAATGAATTTAATACTATAGAACAAAGAATAGAAGCTAATAATAGATTAAAAGAAGTATTAGATAAACAAAAAGAAACAATGCAGGATAATGCTGATGCTATAGTTGCTGCAGCACAGGCTCAATATGATAAAAATCAAAGTGATGCTAACTTTCTTGAATTACAAGATGCTAAAAATGAAAAATTAGGAATAGAGGCACAGATAAAAGGATTTATGTCCGAACAAGATTCTAATGCTAATGCTTTAAAAAGAGAATCTTTAGAATTAGATCAATCTATTAGTGATGCTGAAGCAGAAAGACAACAATCTAAAAGAGATTTTGATGCTGAACAAATTGAAAGTGAATTTCTACGTTTAGAACAACAAAAGTTAAATAATGAAGAAGATTTAAGATTAGAAACTGAAAGATTAGAAGCGAAGAGAGCATTATATAAAGAAGGAACACAATCATATGAAGATGCGAATAATGAACTATTAGCATATCAACAAGAAAATGCAAATAATCAAGTAAAAATAGAAAAAGATTTAAATAAATCAAAACAACAATTAATGACTGATGCTTTAGGTAATTTAGCATCGTTGGTTGGTAAAAGTTCTAAATTTGGTAAAGCTATTGCAATTGTACAAGCAATTAGAGATACTTTTGCAGGTGCTAACAAAGCTTTGGCTGCATCACCACCTCCTTTTAACTTTATTGCAGCAGCAGCTGTTACTGCAGCAGGTATAGCTAATGTTAAAACGATAACTTCTTCACCTGATCCAACTCCACCTGCTGGTCTTGGTGCTTCAGGAGGAGGAGCGGTATCATCTCCTGCGGTGGTTCCACCTGCACCACCTGCTTTTAATATAGTAGGTGATTCAGGAACTAATCAATTAGCAGAAGCAATAGGAGGTCAAGCACAGCAACCTATAAAAGCTTTTGTAGTTAGTAATGATGTAACTACTTCACAAGAGTTAGATAGAAATATTGTAGAAGGAGCATCAATTTAATAATATAACAAAACATCAATAAAACTATTATTTATATATGGACATTATAGAACTTTTTATAGACGAATCAGATGAGTTTTCAGGTATTCAAGCAATATCAGTTGTAGAAAACCCAGCGATAGAAGAAGATTTTATTGCACTTAAAAATCAAGAGTTAAAGTTAGCTGAAGTAGATAAAGAAAAAAGAATTCTAATGGGAGCTGCTTTAATACCTAATAAACCTATATACAGGAAAACCAAAGATAAAGATTATTATATTTATTTTTCTAGAAAAACAGTTAAGAAAGCAAGTGAGTTATTTTTAATGAGAGGTAATCAAAATAAATCTACTTTAGAGCATCAACTACCTTTGCAAGGATTGTCTGTGGTTGAATCTTGGATAGTAGAAGATGATAAGTTTGATAAAACAAGGAAGTATGATCTAAACGCACCTATAGGCACTTGGATGGTATCTGTAAAAGTAAATAATGATGAAGTTTGGAATGACTTTGTAAAAACAGGTAAAGTTAAAGGGTTTAGTATAGAAGGTTATTTTGCTGATAAATTAGAAAGACCAAATGAGCCAAATGAGTTAGCAATGATAGAAGAAGAAGAGGCTGCTGAATTATTATCTCAAATAAAAGGTATAGTTAAAAAAGATAAAAGATATAAAAGTGGAAAAACATTAGAATTAGAAACATATTCGGATTATCCACAAGCAGTTAAGAATAATGCTAAAAGAGGTTTAGATTTAAATAAAAAAGTAAATAATAAATGTGCTACGCAAGTAGGTAAGATTAGAGCACAGCAATTAGCTCAAGGAAAACCAATTAGTAAAGCAACTATTAAAAGAATGTTTAGTTATTTGAGTAGAGCAGAAGAATATTATAAAGAAGGTGATAATGAAGCTTGTGGAACTATATCTTATTTACTTTGGGGTGGTAAAGCTGGAAAACGTTGGGCTGAAAGTAAATTAAAACAACTAGAAAAGTTAAAATCTCCTTGCTGGGATGGTTATGAAATGGTAGGTTTTAAAATGAAGAATGGTAAAAAAGTACCTAACTGTGTACCAACAAAAAAATAATATGAAAAAAAAATACGAAAGCAATAGATATTATACAAGCCCTAAAACAGATAAAAGAGGATGTTTGTGTAAAGACGGACAAACTTATTCTAGAAAATGCTGTGACGGTAGTTACCAGGCACAAGGTATAGGGAAAATATAACAAAAGTTTAATTAATTAATTATATATAATATGAATCCAAAAGTTATTCAAAACGTAAATGAACATTTACAAAAAGAAAGTCTTTCTATTCAAAAAGTAGATTTAAATAAAATACAAGACGCAAAAAACCTATTAAAAGAAGGTAATAGAGAGCTAGCTATTATTGAAAAAAATGGAGAAGAAGCTAATAGATTATTAAATCTAGTAGGACGAGTTGGAGATGATTTTTTAAGAAGTAGTTATAGTGAAGCTGAAGATTTAATTATACAAATTGAAAGAGCAGCTAAAGATTTTGGTGTACCTGTCCCAAACGAAGTAAATCAATTAAAAAAAATGATGGATACAGGATTACAATATAGAAAACGTTATTCATTTTAAATAATATGAAACCAATAGATATGTTAAATCAAGTAAAAGAACTTTTAGGTGTTGAAACTGAATCTTCTATAGAAGAAGTAAATTTAGCACAAATGAAGTTACAAAATGGTACTGTTTTAGAAGCAGAATCATTCGAAAGTGACCAACCTATTTTTATAGTTACTGAAGATGAGCGCGTGGCTCTACCTATCGGTGAATATGAACTAGAGGATGGTAAAATTCTAGTTATAGAAGAAGAAGGAATTATCAAAGAAATTATTGATGGTAAACCTGAAGAAGTAAAAGAAGAAGAAGCTTCTGAAGAACTAGAAGAAGAAAAAGAAGAAGAGGTTGAAGCTAAATATGTTACAAAAGAAGAATTAACTTCAGTTGTAGAAGAAATTAAAGCAATGATTGAAGATCTTAAAGGACCTCATAAAGAAGAAGAAATGAGTGAACAAGTTGGGCTTGCTGTAACAGAAATGTTAAGTAAAGAAGAATCAGTTGAATTAACTGAAGAACCTAAAAAAGTAAATCACTCACCAGAGAGAAAAGAAGAAAATAAAATAAACTTGTATTCTAAAAATAGAGTACATACAATTAAAGACAGAGTATTAAACAGAATTTTAAATTTAAATAAATAATAATTATTATGGCTACTACAACATCAATTACGTCCTCTTATTCAGGAGAGTTTGCAGGCAAGTATATTTCGGCTGCATTGCTGTCAGGTGCTACTTTGGATCAAGGTAACATTGACATTAAACCAAATGTTAAGTTTAAAGAAGTAATCAAAAAAGTTGCAACAGATAGTAACGTTATAAAAGACGCTACTTGTGATTTTACTGATACAGCTACTGTAACATTAACAGAAAGAATCCTTCAACCTGAAGAATTCCAAGTAAATCTAGAACTTTGTAAGAAAGATTTTAGAAGCGATTGGGAAGCTATTCAGATGGGATATTCTTCATTTGATAACATGCCACCTAAATTTAGTGATTTCTTAATAAGCCACGTTGCTGGTTTAGTTGCAGAAAAAACTGAACAAAATATTTGGGGTGGTGTAAACGGAACTGCTGGAGAATTTGATGGATTTACGGTTCTTATGGCTGCTGACGGAGACGTCAACGATGCTTCTAATGGTTCTGAAACTTCATTTACTTCTTCTAATATTAATAGTTTATTAGGAAATATTGTTGATTCAATTCCTAATGCAATCTACGGAAAAGAAGATTTAAATATCTACTTACCACCAGTTGCATATCAAGCATATGTAAGATCTCTTGGAGGATTTGGAGCATCAGGTCTTGGAGCTGCAGGTTACGAAAACAAAGGAAATCAATGGTACAATATGGGTAATGCACTTTCTTTCGATGGAATTAAAGTTGTATTAGCTCCTGGAATGCCAGCAGATCATGCAGTTGCAGGTCAAAAATCAAATCTTTATTTTGGTACAGGATTATTGTCAGACCATAATGAGGTGAAGGTTTTAGACATGGCTGACCTTGATGGATCTCAAAACGTAAGAGTAATTATGAGATTTACAAGTGGAATCCAATACGGAATCGGTTCAGACTTAGTGCTATTGACTTTAGCATAATAACTAAGTAATTGTATAACATAGAAAAGGGTAGGTGGTAGAAACTACCTGCCTTTTTTTAATTAAAATAAAAAAATTATGGCTTGTACGTTAAATAAAGGTAGGATTGAACCATGTAAAGATGTAGTTGGTGGAATAAAGAATGTTTATTTTACTGACTTCGGTGGTTTTGGTACTGTATCTCAAGATACAGATGATCAAATAACCGACATGACTGGTACTTTTACTGCTTTCAAATATGAATTAAAAGGTAATTCATCATTCGAACAAACCGTTACTTCTTCAAGAGAAAATGGAACTACTTTCTTTGAGCAAACATTAAACTTAACACTACATAAATTATCTAAAGAAGATAATAAAGAGATTAAGTTGCTTGCTTACGGTAGACCACATGTTGCTGTTGAAGATTACAACGGAAATGTTTTTGTGATGGGATTAGAGCATGGAGCTGAAGTTACCGGTGGAACAATTGTAACCGGAGCTGCAATGGCAGATTTAAGTGGTTATACTCTTAGCTTTTCGGCTCAAGAAGTAAAACCAGCTAACTTTGTTGATAGCCCTACTGCATCCGATCCTTATGCTGGAATGTCTAGTGCTACTGTTACTGTAACATCTGGTTCTGACTTCTAAAATATATTTATATATTAATTTAAAAGAGGGGCAATAGCCCCTTTTTTTTATTATAACAAATTGTAGTTTTTTTTATTGTATATATATGATAATATTACAAGAAACTAATTTAGCGCAAACTATTAGGTTTATTCCAAGAGAATATTCTTCTACTATGACCTATAGTGTCAATATAGTTTCAGAAACTGAAAATAAAAATATTTATTCTCAAAATTTTAGTAATAATTTTCAATCAGTAAAATATTATTATGAAATCATGAGTGGTTTTTCATTAAAACAAGATAATTTTTATATGATAGAAATAACAGATGATTCAGATAATGTAGTTTTTAGAGATAAAATATTTTGCACTAATCAACAAATATCAGATTATACTGTTAATAGTAACACATACACTACTCATAGTAGTACTAATGAATTTATAATTATATAATGGACAATTTACATATTTTAAATTTATCTAACTATAATAGACCAGTTATAAATGAAAATAAAAATAAAGATTGGATAAATTATGGTGAAGATAACAACTACTATCAATATATCATAGATAGATATAACGGTAGTGCTACAAATAATGCTATTATAAATGGTGTTGTAAATATGATTTATGGTAAAGGTTTGGATGCTAGTGATTCGAACAGAAAACCTGATGAGTATGCACAAATGAAATCTATTTTTAAGAATTTAGATATTAGAAAGACTTGTCAAGATCTTAAACTTTTAGGCGAAGCAAGTATGCAGGTTATTTATAAAAATGGTAAAGTAATAAAAGCAGAACATTTTCCAAGACAAACTTTAAGGGCTGAAAAATGTAATGATAAAGGTGAAATAGAAGCTTATTATTATCATCATGATTGGAGTAAAATAAGGCCTTCAGAGCAACCAGAAAGAATTCCTAACTTTAAATTTGGTAATAAAAAACAATCTGAAATTATAATCATAAAAAGATATGTTTCAGGCTATGATTATTATGCTCCTGTAGATTACCAAGGAGGATTAGCTTACGCTGAACTAGAAGAAGAAGTAGCTGACTATTTAATTAATGAGGTCCAGTGTGGTTTCTCAGGTACTAAAGTAGTAAACTTTAATAACGGTGTTCCTGATAGAGAGAAACAATTACAAGTAAAATCAGATGTTTTAAATAAACTAACTGGTAGTCAAGGTGAAAAAGTAATTGTAGCTTTTAATAATAACGCTGAAAGCAAAACGACAATAGATGATATTCCTTTAAATGATGCACCACAGCACTATGAATATTTGTCTAATGAATGTATTAAGAAATTAATAATATCTCATAGGATTACATCTCCTTTGTTATTAGGTATTAAAGACGGTAATAGCGGATTAGGAAATAATGCTGATGAAATAAAAACAGCTTCTTTATTGTTTGATAATATAGTAATTAAAAACTATCAAGAATTATTAATAGATTCTTTTGATGAAATTTTATCTATAAATGATATATCTTTAAACTTATATTTTAAAACTTTACAACCACTTGAATTTACTGAAGTTGAAGAGATAGAAGATGATGAAACAAAAGAACAAGAAACAGGCGTTAAAATGTCTTCAGACACTTCTAATGAGCTTTCTGATGATACTGCTAATGATATATTAGAAAATTTAAATGGCGAGCAGATAAATGATGAATGGGAACTAGTAGATGAAAGAGAATATTCAGATGAAAATTCAGATGTAGAAACTTGGGCAAACGAATTAATAGAAGAGAAAAAAAGTTTACTTAAGAAAATAGCAATGGCTATTCCTAATTTAAAAAAAGGTAAAGGTGATTTTTCTGTATTAGATAAAAGTTTTTATAAAGTAAGATATAAATATGCTGAAAAATATTCAAGCGGTGGTAATTCTAGAGATTTTTGTAAAGCTTTAATGAGTAGAAACATGGTTTATAGAATAGAAGATATTGATGCTGCTTCTAAAAAAGGAGTTAATAAATCTTTTGGACATAAAGGAAAAGCATATGATCTTTTTAGATTTAAAGGAGGAGTTAGTTGCGGTCATTACTGGAGTCAACAACTATATAGATTGAAAAAGAAAACAAATGGTAAATATATAGAAAAATCAGATAAAATAAAAGATTTTGTAGAAGTGGATAGTATACCGAAAACATACGAAGGAAAACCAAGAGGTTGGAAAGATGCTAAAACTGCCCCTAAAGATATGGACAATGACGGTCATCATCCAAATTATAAAAAGTAATTATGGCACAAGCATTATTTATAACAAGAAACGATTTAGTAAAGTATACTGCTGTTAACGGGAATGTTGACACGGATAAATTTATACAATTTATCAAAATCTCACAAGACATACATATTCAAAATTATTTAGGTAGTAATCTATTTAATAAAATAAGTGATGATATTATAGCCGACAATTTAGCAGGTGATTATTTAACTTTAGTGAACGACTATGTTAAGCCTATGGTTATACATTGGGCTATGGTAGAATATTTACCTTTTGCTAGTTATAGTATAGCTAATAAAGGTATATATAAAAGTACGAGCGAAAATGCTAGTGCAGTAGATAAAAACGAAATAGATTTTTTAATAGAAAAATCAAGAAATTTAGCTCAATATTATACTGACAGATTTATTAGTTATATGCAATTTAATGCACCTAGTAAGTTTAATGAATATTATACTAATTCAAACCAGGATGTTTATCCTGATAAAGATGCTAGTTTTGAAGGATGGGTATTATAAAAAAAACTTATAAGCCAAAGGCAGAAAATATAAAGAAATTATTAACTTATTTAAAAAGCAATAATGGCTACATTAACAAGCACGAAAATAAAAAACACTTATGATGCGTTATTAAAGTCAATAGACAATGATGCAATAGGTTCTACAGCAAAACAAATAACAGACGGTTTAGGAAATACAACGCCATTATACGTATCAACAACTCAAGTGGGTATAGGAGTTACTCCAGAATCAGGATTAAATCTACACGTTTACGGAGATGCAAAAATAGGAAGCAATTTAACTGTAATAGGAAACCTAGTAGTTGAAGGAAGCACAACAACTGTAGGAACTGACACACTAACAGTAAAAGACCCATTAATCGTACTAGCTAACAATAACACTTCAACAGACGCAGTAGATATAGGTTTTTATGGCAAATACACACCTGCAGGTACCACACTATACTCTGGACTGTTTAGAGAAGCTTTAACAGGCAAATACAGGTTATTTAAAGGATTACAAATAGAACCAACAACTACTGTAAGTATATCAGGTACAGGATATGATAAAGCAGATTTAGTTATAGGTAACATAGAAACAAATGGAGTGGTAGAAGATTCTTCATTATTTACTTTTAGTAAAGATATTTTAATTAATAAAGCAGGGACTACTAAATTAACGATAGACAATGTAACGCAAAACAAGTCAATAGAGCTAGAATGTACATCTTTAAATAATGTGCTTAATGCTGAGGGTGATATGATATTTTCATCTGGTAGCCCTATATTTAAATATACTAGTAGCAGCTTTGAAGTTTTAAATGTTGATTCAACTTTTGGAGGAGACATAACAGTAAGCACAGGCACAGAGGGAGGTGCTATTTTTCTTGGTAGTTCTGGAAGTATATTTAGTGAAGAGGGTATTACTTTTAAAGATAGTGATACTACAATTCAAAACGTAGTTGCAGGAGGTGACATTGTATTTAAAACAAAAACTGGTGCAGGAAGTGAAAACACACATCTTACTTTGTTTGAAAATAACACATCTAGTTTTGGCGGTCAGGTTACTATTCCTTTAACTCCGAGTGCAAATACAGATGCAGCATCAAAAGGGTATGTAGACACTCAGGTTGGAGCAAACAATGAGCTTTCTGAGGTTTTAG